TGCGTCTTTGTTCGACAGCTTCGTCGGCATGACCTCATTTGGGTACGTCGAGTACCACTGAGGCTCCGTCATCAGCGTGTTGCTCTTTGGATCTAGCACGTATGGAGATGGAAGCCCATCGGTCTTTATCGATGCTTCGATCTTACCCCTGTTAGCCAACGCCTGTCTTGCCATTCCACCAGCGTTGGCTAACTCCTGCTTGTTTAAGCCGTACTGCCCGGTAAGAATCGTGTTCTGGATCTTGGTATCGTTATCCGCTGCGGCCTTAGCAGCGTCACCTGCGATCTTCTCCCGATCAGTAGCATCCTTCATCTTTTGAAGCTGTAGATCGTTAGCCGCCTTGAAGGGATCTTGCTCCTTCTCTGCTATCCCCGCAATGACCTTGCCAGCCTGTGGATCATCCCCGAGCAGCTTGATCGTTGATCGCTTGATTACAGTATCCAGGTCCGGGGTGATCTTGACGTTGCCCTGTTCGTCAGTAGGCAACGGCACACCAAGGATACCTGGCAACTTGTTCTTGGCCTCTTGTGGCAGGTTGTCCATGCCACCGGACATCGCGCCAGCCATCGTCATGGACGCCAGATCACTCTTTTGCTTTTGAGCTTTGAGGTCCTGGTACTGAGTAACGATGTCCATGATGTTCTTGCCGGCGCTACCGATGGTTTCCTGCAACATCTTGGCCCGCATTTGCGTAGCCTCGGCACGCTCGAGCGCTGGCTTCGCTGGATCGAGGACAATGGTCTCGGGAGTACCGGCCATCACTCACCTCACTGTTGCGTAACGACGGAGCCCGGCGGCGAGAACGTCGAGGACCAGTTGAGCATCTTGTCCATCATCTCCGGTGGGCTGGTGCCCATCAGATAGTTTTGCCAGGCCGTTTGAGCTGCCTGCTGCTGAATGTTGCCGCGGCTAGCACCAACGCCCTGCAGGACCTGCATAGTTCCGCCAAGCTCCTGCATCCGCTGCTGGTTCAGGTTTGTCATCGCGGTGATACCCTGAGCCGATAGGTCCGTTAGACCTTTCCGGCGCATATCCGCAGAGGCAGTCGTGAGGTCCGATGTGTAACGGCCACCTCGAGCCCCGTACGCTTCGGTGAGGTCAGCCGTCTGCTTGTCGAGCTCTCGCTCCATCAGATCCTTGTAGGTACCGAACTGCTCCTGATAGGATGGTAGCGGCATCGCGTTTAAGCGAGACAGATTTGCCGTGGCGGCGTCGCCGGCAGTCGTTAGCTCCTTCGGCATTGGCAGTTCATAGTTCGATACGAACTTGCTGTACCAGTCCGGATCCTGTGTCGCAGCCGGCGGGGGCTTCGGTGCGATAGGGGCTCCGCCTGGTGTCGCCGCTGGCGCCCCAGGTCGAACTGGGGTGATCCCATACTGCTGGGTCATGCCGGCCCAGTTCTGACCCCGCTTGGACGCAGCCGCCTTGCCAGTTTCGAGGCCACCCAACTGCTTGGTGATGTTCGGATGCGCCGCCATATATTGGCTAAAGGCATCCTGGCCACCTGAGATGGCGCCCGTAAAGGCTGTTCGGCCCTTCTTACCGAGGCCGAGGCCTAGCCCTAAACCCTTTGCCATGTTACTTCCCCGGAGGCGGGAAGCCACCGCCACCCGATGCTAGCTTGGTCTGAACCTTGCCCAGCTTGGTGCCGATATTGCTGAGCCTTGTGTTGATCGCTGCGCTACCGGCCACGCCGGAGGTCTGACCCCGCGCCTGCAAGTTCTTCTGGCGGGCGGTGAGCATACCGAGCTGGGCCAGCGGTCCAGTTGCACCGCCACGAGCCCGCTCCTGACCAAGGAACACCTGCTGCGCCGGGGTCAGTTCGGTCTGGCTCTTGTCCACGAACGGAGTCTTCAGCCCAGTATGCGGATCAACGATCCCTAGCTGTGCGGCCTCCGCTGGGGTGAAGCCCGTATCCGTGATTGGATACTTGGCCGTTCCGCCAGAGGCAGCGAACTCCTGCAAGCTCGGGCGCGTCGAGGTTGCGTTCTCGGCGAGAAGGCGAGCGCTGTAGGACTGAAGGCCCCGCGTGGGACCGAAGCCCTTCAACTGCTTCTCTGTGAAGCCGCCTCCGCCTCCACTTCCCTTACTACCGCCGAGGGCGCCAGTTTGTGAGGCTACGCCCATCCCAACGCTAGCTACGGTTGCTACCGTACCTGCGACTACGGCTGCTGTTGCGGCACACATACGATCCTCCTATATATCGAAGAAGGCAACGAAGACCATTCGGCCTTCTGTTGGGTTACTTCCGAACCCGCCTACAGGCTTAGAGGCATGAAAGAATTGGGTGGACATAACGATTGCCCGGTTCCACTCCATATCCGCTACGCCAGTTACCCGCCACATCTCGAGATTATTGCAATCCTGCTGCCATGTATCTAGCTCCGCCTGTGTAGATGGTGTAGTCTCCATGCCCGTTTCGGCATGCTTGAGGAGCCATGTACCTGATCCTTCTGGAAACTGCCCCGGCGGATTGAGGTAAACCGTACAGGCGTACTTGGCATACGTATGATCGAGATGAACTATGCGGCGGTCATCCTCGACCTGGCGGTTCATCGTAAGGCGTAGAAACGCCAAGTTAATCTTGGCCGGGTTACGGAGCAAGTATGATAGCTTGACCTCCGCCTCGTTCTTGAACACCCATGCGGGGTCCTTACAGACGCCCTTATATGTCATCCCATCGACGGGAGATGTCTCCTCCCGGAAGCCTTTTGCGAGAGCCCAGTTACGAAGTTCCCAAGGCTCCTCGAAGAAATCATCTACTACGATATGATGTAAGTTCATTTAATGTAGTGACTCTCTAAGAGCTGAAAGCCCTTTCTCTCGAGAATGCGCTGCCACAGATCAGTGCGGCCAGAGTGGATGTGACCAACCATGACTCTAACTGCGCCCCTAGAACGAGCAACCGTATCAAATTCATCAAGCAAGCGCATCCCGTGCCCGCGGGTATCCGCTGTGACGAACCAGAACTGCTCAACTGCGACGAATGCATGGTCATTCAGATCCCGGACTATCGTCCCCCCGATCGCTCCCTTCAGAGTTTGGTTCTTCATCAATCCGATTATCAGGGCGGAGCCCTGTCGGAGCAAGCTCTTCCACGATTCGATCCAGAGTTCCGGTACAAACTTCCCGGGCATCCCCATCTCTTTCCAGAACTCCAGCCCCATCGGAGCTAGCTGCTGCAATTGTTCGGGCCGTGTAACGCCACACGTCCTCCACAAGAAGTCCGAAGAGATCGCAGTCTTCGAAGCTGCCGTTCTTCGCTCGGTAAGATCGTCTAACGATTCCTTCATGGCGGAAACCCAATCTTCTAGCCAGCTTGGCCACGACTTCCCGTGTACGGGGGACAAGCATGGATATCCGTGCGAGTCCAGCGATCTTGAACATTTCCGATAACGCGGAGTGGATGCTCTCCTCACGGCCCCGCAATTGCCTGTCGAACATAATGATGCCCAGCCAGGCATCCATGTCCGGCGTCACTCGTTCGGCATACACAAGACCGACTTCGTCTGTACCGTCCAAGACGACGAAGAACAGTGAGTCGCGTTGCATCAACCACCGTCCAAAAGATTCGATGGTTCCCCACTGCGGATGCCACGCGAGAGGGACCTGCTGGCACCTTAGCCATAACTCACGAAGGTAGTTGTCGCTCGGGACTATCAGTGGCTTCCACGTCATTGTCGTGCTCCGCACCATTGGTGCTCGCGAGGCTCTGAATTAGCTCATCTACTAGAGTTATCGCGCCTCGGGTCTGTTCGACCACAGTTAACGCATCCCGATGGGTTTCAACGAGTTGTGCGCGTCGCTGCGCCAGCGACTCTATAGAAATCTGTGCCATCCTACTCCATCCGATATGAAGATGCCTTGGGCGGTTACGGTAGCATTACCTGTTAGGGTTTCCTTAGGCAACGTACTAATCGTCGTACTGGCAGTTGCTAGTACGTAATACGCTAGGTTCTCATAGCGCTTGGCTGTCGGTAATACGTACGTACCGCCCGCGACCGTAACAAGGGACGGCGAAGCCGGTATCAGCCACCGCTGCAATCGGTCCACAAGTTGGCCAGCCCAAACTACCACGTCTTGCTGACGGGCCAGCCGGGGCAAACCAATTTGAGTTCTTTCAGGGAGTGTAGCCAGGAGGTTGATCCAAAGCCAAGTACGGACCGCCCGGCACGAACTCTTCGATGAGTCCCTGCCACCGAAATACTGGCTTAGCTGAGGTCTGTCGAATTCGGAATCGAGCTACGTTACCAGTTACTTTCCAATCCGCCAACCCGAATCCTACCGCGTTAGGAGTTATCAAGAACGTTCGCCACGATCGTCCACGATCAGTTGAGATGCCTAACTCAAACTTATCTGCATCGTTGTTGTACATGTAGATCAGCATGAGCCGCTCTACGGTTCGCTGAAGAAACGGCCCGCTAGAGTCGGGCATCATCAAGGTACTTGTAGCCATGTTGGAGTAATAGTCTTTCGTCTCCACGAAGCAGTCGATGAGTTCGCCGGTGTAGTATCCCTGAATATCCCTGCCAACGGAGATAGTAGTTTTGTCGGTTAGCCCTACTATGAGGCGCTTGGTAGCTTTGGAGGTCATGGACTGCCAAGTAGTCATGCCCCATGAGCCCCAGGATCCAACCGCGTTACCCCAGTTATTCGGGGTAACGTAGAACTCCGCATCTCCGATCGCAACGATATTCGGGAAGTAGTCGATCATCCACCGGTTCTGGAGGAAGTCGAACACGTATACGTAGGGACCTCCAAACCAGAGCCAATACTCATTCTGATCCGGGTAGATCTTCCCAAAGTAGACGTCCCGGCCCCCTACAGGATCCACCACGTTCTCGATAGTCTTGTAGATAGGGTCGCCAATAGATTGTAGCTGCGACCCGTTCCAGCCCCACACGTTACCATCGCTGCCAACGAAGAACAACATAATTCCGTTACATTCGATGGTATACGGATAGACAGTTCCGACATTCGAGGTCCGCTGGGCTACCAGGAATATCTGCGCTAGCGATCCTCCAGCGGTAAGCTCTGTCAAGCTATGCTCGCGAAGGACCACCAGCGCATTAGACAGAACTTTCATGCCCTGGATAGGCTCTTGCTCCGGCTCGTACAGATCAATGAAACCGGAACCATTACCGCTCCAATCTTCGTGATTACCGTTAACTGGATAGCGGATTCGATTCGCCCAGGACTTACCGGCTTCTGCTACGTTAGCGACCACAAGCCGGTTGTTGAAGTACTCAACGAACTTAGCGTTCGTGAATGGAGCATTAGGCACCGTATCTATAACCGAGGCACCGCCTTTCCAACGATACACTCCGCTACCATTTGTGCGACAGAAGAAGAAGCAATCCTCCCCTGTCGTCCAATCCCAGCGGCCCGAGCCAGTTAGAGCTACGCCTCCAACCTTGGTCCATTGCAGAACATCACCGGGAGCGTTGGTGCCCCACTTGTAGAACGATTGGTCCGTGAGCATCACGATCCACTTAGTGACATCGTCCATCGAGAATCGCGCGATCAGTTGGATATTCGAGTCGACTGCTGGCGCGAAGGTAGCTCGACCGGGGCCGGGACGGATCTCATTGAACCTGAACCGAACGTTGAGCAAGTTAGGGCTCACGCCTTCGGGTAAGCCATCGGCCGGCATCCCGTTATTCATCCCGCCGATCGGGATGGCGCGGCGTGCATGTTGAACTGGCACTAGGAAGTCCTACCCATCATCACGTAGCCGAACCGAGGGCTAGCGCCCAACGCAGTCGGATTGACGTTCATGACCGACTGGGAACCGTTAGTAACCGTTACCCTTAGATCTAGACCCCACCTGGAATCAACGATCGTATTGACAGACATGAAGTTCTGGTTATTAGCCCAATACTGAACCAACGGACGCCACGCAGCCGAACCGTTGTCGTACTGCTCGATAGCAAGGACCAGTCCTAATCCACCAATAGGACCCACGAACTCTAGGTAGGCCGATACCATTCCGATGGAATTAGACGGCTGTATGATCTGATGATATTGAGGATAGCCGTATCCGCCAGGATCGTCGATGACGTAGTCAAATGGAATCTCGAACCTAGTTGCTCCACTCGCTATAGCAACCTGTGCTGAATGCCACAGGATACAGGCGGTGGCCTTGGCATCTGCGGGGCTTACCCAGGCCGACCCATTGTCGTACTCCATCGACTTAAGATCGGTGTTGTAGTAGACACGACCAGCACGACCAGCAGCCGGTCGAGCTGCGAGCGTGCCACCCGGTAGCTTATGCGGGCCATCGAGATAGTGCTCGACGCCTACCGATTGTTTTGTTGCTGCGCGAGTAGCACGGATAGCGTCGTCGCCCAGGGAGACCGGATCGGTATCTTTTGGGCTGAACTCGTCGAGAGTATCAAGTCCCATACTCTACTCCTATTGTAGCTTCGCTATCCGCGTCGTCCATCTGGAACGCATCGAACCGGCGAGCCAGTTGCGTTTCGAGCATCTGCTTCTGGGACGATGCCTTGTCCCACTGCTCGAGAGCTTCCCAGCCCTTCTGGACCGCCATTGTTAGAAGGGGCTCGTCCCACTCCCGTTGTAAGATTGTATCGCTGCCCTGCTGCAACTCGGGCGGACGCATCCTATAGCGGAGAGTAAGCTGGTAATCGACGTCGGGCGTGGGATCTATTTCGATCTGATCCTGGAATCGGGTGTATCGGGCTGGGATTCCGGTAGTTCGCCAGGCTCGATCGAATTCGCTGGGATCCTTTCGTCGGAGCTTGATCTGATACATCTCGTTACGTATGTCAAGTATGAACCAGAGGTCCGGGAAGTTCGTAGAGACCTGAAAGATGTACTGTCCCGCCGGCGCAAGAAGGCCAGCGGATCTGTCGATCTCAAAGAACGTGAACCTCGGGGATAGGAGCAGTTCATAGTACGCATCGTTCAGCCAGATCAGCGTGCGAGGGGATAGGTCCGACCGATTGCCCAACCGATACGTTAGCTCCGTTAGTAGTTGATTGACGTTCATGATGCCGGAGGAGTAATCCCCGCCTTCTCACACCACGCATCTCGGCACGAGACATCGTGGAACATGAGATCAGGCACAGTTGAAGCAAGCGTTCGTCCGCCTGGAGGATTTGGCTGATTCGGGTCGATGTAGATATGCTGGATACTCACGATCAACCATCCGTTGAGATTATCAGCAGTGACATCGCAGTTGTCGCATCCGTATGAAGCTGGCATCTCGTCCTCCTAACTGAATTCCACAGCGTAGAGAGCACCGTTGCTGTCAGCCGATGTTGACAGGCCACCACCAGCCAACCAGCCCCAGAGTGAATATGTATGGGAGCCCACTGTCGAGGCGAAGAATGCGTTGATACCTGGCATGGCCTGACTCACGCTCGATGCGATCTTCATCGACGCGATAGCGGTATTGTCCATTCGCAACTGCAAGTATGCGGTCGTCGCACCACCAAACACCGAAACGAGTCCTGGGTTCGCGAGTAGAAGCACGTAGCCGCCACGGCTTACCATCGCTGGAGTAATTGCTATCTGTGTCCAGACGCTCGTAGCAGGAATCGAGAAGGAAGTGGGCATGGAAACCCACTGGAAGTTGTTGACGGTGTGTCCCACAGCAATCATGGCACGAAGGACAGACAGATCCGCTAGAGTGCAGACTGTCTTGCCATCGCTGCCGCGCACAGATAGTGACGACGCAAACGCTGGAGCACCAGCCGTAGCCGGAGCACGGTATACGGTAAGGGCATCTCCACCGCCCACATTGATCTGCCAGCTCGCCTTAGCAACATCATCGAGAGCTGCACCCGCCGCGTTAGAATTCACCCGAAGCTGCACCGCACCCGCCGCTGAGTTGAGAACCAGATATCCCTTGGCCAAACCTCCTGCTGGCGCGCTCGCTGCAAGAATATCGCCAGCCAGGCCACTAGCAGCAGCAGATACCAATGTAGTTAGCTTTGTCTGATCGATCGGAGAAAGCGCTGCGCCGACGACATTCCAAAGATTCTTTTGAGCGACAACGAGCGTCGGGTTCGGATACGTGCCAGCAAGGTCTCCGCCAGCGGCGCCATTTGGCGGAAATGCTGTGGGAGCACCAGTGATCTTAGCCCACGCAACATCGTTGATCTTCGCGCTGGTAATCGCTAGCGGAGCTACGACCGGATTCGGATACGTACTTCCCGCGAGATCGCCGCCGGCAGCACCCGACGGCGGTACTGTGACACCAGCAGCCAGCTTCGCTGCGGTAATAGTACCGTCGGGGATCTTCGAGGCTGTGATCGCTCCGTCGCTGATCTTAGCGGTTGTAACGCCGTTAGGCGCATCAGCGATATAAGCTGTAGTGACCTGCCCGGGCGTCAAGTTCGCAGGGGGCGTTGGCTGGTAGATGAGGCCCGTGCCAGTCGGATTGACTGACACGATCATGTTTGCGTTGCCCGGCGTAAGTTGAGGTGGGAACGCGGCCTGGTCCGCTGCAACTAGCCGGTCCCTCGTTACGACGCCCGGAGCGATCTTCGCGTTAGAGACTGCGGCTGCTGCGATAATTGGGTTCGGATATGAAGAGCCGGCCAGATCCCCACCAGCTGCGCCGTTAGGCGGTAGCGTTGTAGGAATAAGGCCGGCCCGTACAGTCGGATTTGGATAGGTCCCTACAAGATCACCGCCGGCTGCGCCACTCGGAGGAAGCGACGTAGGAGCTCCGGTGATCTTTGCCCAGCCTACCGAGGTAACCTTCGCATCAGTCACCGCTCCATTGGCGAGCTTAGGATTCGTGACTGATCCATCGGCTATCGGTATCACGATAGCTGGATCTAGGAGACCAGCAGTTATGGTGCCGTTCGCGATCTGTGCCGCCGTAATGGTCTTGTCCGCGATCTCCGCCGAGGTGAGCGTCTTGAGGACAATCTTGACGTTAGTGAGCGACCGGTCCTGGACCTGCGGTGGTCCGACAGAGCCGTTGTCGAGCGGCCGGTTAACCGCATCGTAGAGGACATTGAGATCATCGTCAAGCTCGCTAGCCGGCAATTCAGAATAGCCGCTCGATACCTCGTCGACGTACTGCTGATTGCCGCCGATCTTCGTAGGTCGCACGAAACTCATCACTTAACTCCCCATACGCATTGGATAGGCGTACCGGCTGAAAGCCCAACGCTAGCGGGATCGAACATGCTTACATCAACGTGTCCACCCGGATCTGCTGCGATGAAAGCCGCGGTTGCCGTCCAATCCTGATAGCGCGTTACGCCATCCGTCGACCAAATCTGGATACGCTGGCCTACCTGCATCTTGGTCCAGTCGATGTTGACCCACGCTGATCCAAAGCTAATATACAAGGTATCAGTAGGGTTTACCGGATCATTGTAGGTAGAACCAATCAAGTTTGGACCATGCGCCCACGAATCCCACGTTACGAGGTCCATTAGGATAGTTGGCGCCGGAGGCACGACGACCTCGACGGTCGGCGGTTGACCTACACGAGGCTCAGCGGTCATTCGAAATTTGCCGGTATCGAAGGATGAAGTCCCAAAGAAGAATCCGTAGTCCTGCGTGACGGTTCCTTGATCGGGGACCTGCTGCTGCGTCGGATTCGGCCTCTCGTTCTCGGGGAGCCGTAGCTGCTCCATGAAGTCAGAGGCAGCCAGTTCGTCCGCACACTTCATATCCACGAGGACCTTGTACTTATAATGGCGGACCATCTCAGTCTGGGGGAAGTCCAGACCGCAGATGGCACACTCGGCCCACGAGGACTTGGCGTATCGTGCGTATTGGCTCACGGCTATGGGATTTCAGATTGCGTGAAAACTGAATTGTCACTTCTTCTTGGTCTTGCTGGCGAATTCTTTGAGCTGCTTCTCGCTCATGCCGGTCTTCGTTTTCTTACCGGCTCTTTTACGCGCCAACTCACTTCCCATGAAGCGACGTTGCTTTGGCGTTTCGGAGGGCATCAGTCAGTCTCGCCTTCGGCCCAGTCAGGACCAGAACGACGCTCCTGCATGATTAGAGTTCCAGCTCCACCTGTGGTAGCTACTTGATACCAAGGTGAAACCGGGCACTTCGTTGGATCAATACTGGTGACCTGGCCAACAGGAGCCGTCTGAGCGACTGGCGTACTCCACGGTCCCGTTGGACTCAGGCCACCAGCTATCGTTGCAGTCCCGGCTGCCATGAACAGCGAAACCGGAACCGCTGACCGTCCGTCAACCGTTGCAGTGGCGCCCGAGTTCAGCTTGATTCTATATTGGTGGAGCATGGTTATCTCCTAACTGAGCGCGTACGTCATCCAGTTGGCAGCAACGTCGAACTTCGGTGTATTCGTAGCGTCGATGTACAACGCTATCGCGGTCTTGTGATCGCCACTGAGCAGGATGATCGCCCCCGACTTGCCCGCGGATTCGACCACGAGAGCCTCACTGTCGTCGTCGTAACCGAAGACAGTCCTGCCATCCCGGCGGTTGCCCAAGGAGCCTGAGCCGGCTGGGATCGTCAGAGCCATGTGATTGGTTGGATCGCCAGCCGCCCACGCGACCTCGTCACCATAGCAGAGTTGAGGCGTCGCGCCTTCTGTGATGTAGAAGTACATGATCTTCGAGCTAGCGGAGTACATGATCCCAAAGGCTGGCAGGTTCGCGTTGTTCGCGGTGAACTTGGGACCACAGACCTTCACGGAGCTCGAGACTCGATCGGAGCCTAGAACCGTTACGCCTCGAACCCCGCTAGGATCCCACGGAGATGTGGGAATAGCGGTGCCGATCGCGACGCCAGTACCGGGGCTTGTCATGACCTCGGTGACACCACCGATCCGGGGGGTAACGGTAGTGGTGCCATCGAGGTAGATGTAGTATTCGGCGGGGTTATTCGGCGAAGGGCCGGCGGGACTAGGACCCCCACCCCGGCCCATCACCAACACCCCGCAGGTGGACAGCTTCGACTGGATCCCGATTGCGCTAACTGCGCGCTCGGAACCCAGAGCTGTCACCTTGCGAGGATACTTGATCATCAGACCCCTCCGGACGACCCGTAGAGGTTGCGCCACTCCGAGCAGCCGGCGCTGAGACGCTGCGTGCACTTGAACTTCGCATCGCCAGTGTCGAAGTCGTCGCCGTTCTGCAGGGTGATCTGCCGACGGTTGAACATGACGAGTCCGTCCTCGGAGTCCTTGTCGCTGATGACCCACCATGCGTCCGGATCGGTGAGGTACCGCGACCAGATCGGCGTGAGCCGACCCTTGAGCGGGTTGACCTCGTTGTTCGCGGTGAACGGCCGGTACTCGGACTCGAGCAGCTCGGTCACGAGGAACAGGTCGCTCGGATGGAACAGGAGGGTTCGCGGCTCGACATCGACGGGTAGCCGCTGATCGTCGACCATCGTGTTGAAGTTCAGGATCGCCGCCTCGAGTGCCGCGTAGCTGATATCGACATCGTTGGTCGGCCGGTTCGCCAACACGCCACCTCCAAGGAGGTTGTGCGTGGTGGAGACGAGAGGCTGGAGGACGCCCTTCTTCGGGAAGCCGTACTCCGTGGTGAAGGAGTTGTTCACCACATTGAAACAGAGGACTTCCCGAGCGACGAGAGCGGAACGCTTGAGAGCGCGCCCGTTCTTTTTGATCACGTCGTACAGGTCGTCTTCGAGCATCTCCTCCGAAGCCCGGAAGCCCTGACCGAAGGTCAGGTGAGTGAACCGCTTCGGTTCACCCTGGATCATGTCCTGGTAGATGATCGGAGTGCCCTGAGGCTTGAGGGGCTGGACGCCGAGGGCAGCGACTTCCAGGTTTTCCTCCCACGCGCGGGACGAGGTCTCGACCTTGAAGATCCTCTCGTACTCGGTTGGCGCGTCCTTCTTGTACAGGAAGAACACGTTTCGCACGCCGGGGACGAGTAGCCTACTGAATGCACCAGTTACGGCTGCCATCAGGCGCCTCCACTCGGAGTCCGAGTAGACGCAGCCATCTTGAAGTAGACGGTCTGGAGCTGCGCTAGCGGGCTATACGGGCCAATGCCCGTGATGATGCAGGTGCCGGTGGTGCCCTGCGAAGTATTGTCGACGATCCACCCCAGGGTGCCGTCCTTCACGAGATTGTAGGTGTCACCGACAATCGTGTCGGTCTTCTGTGCACCCTTCATCACGCTCTGTAGCGTAATGTCGTCGTTGTTCATCAATACGATGACCTTGTTTGCCGGGTCACGTACCGTGTAGAGATGCCCGTTCTCCTGGGCAAAGCCCAAGAAGGGACCGGCTGCTGCCGCTTCCGCTGCACCTGTCGCCAAAGCGAAGGTCAACGGAGCCCCCACCTCGAACGATTGAGTGATCGCCTCCATGAAGCTTGCTAGAAGAGGCGGTCCCCCAGTCGTCGACTGAGCTACTTGAAGCATAGCTTAGCCTTTCTTACTGGATGAAGTTGATTCGTTGAATTGGCTTTCGGTCATCTGTCCACTGTAAGAGCCCTTGCCCTCTTCCTGGAACGCTCGGCCTTGCACTTCACCCTTGAATTGGTCGAACACGGCTCTCATCGAGCGCCGCTCTTGCAAAAGCTCGTTGCGCTTCACGATTCGTGCGTGCCTTTCGAGCGGAATCCGAGCGAGGACCACATCGCTGAACCGACGAGTCGTATCCAGCTGTGCTCCGCGCTTTATTGGCGTAGTTTCGGTGATGACGAGCTGCTCCTCGTCCTTATCGCCAACGATTTCGTAGCCCTGGGACTTTTTGACGGCCAAATTCCGCTCGTTGATGTTGAGGAAGCGGTATTTGTAGCCCGGCTTCGGGTTTTTGACCTCGAACGGCTTGAATTGCTCTTGATCCAGCTCATCCAGGGTCAGTTCGACGCCCATTAGAATGGCTCCTCTTCGGTTTCGCCCCTCTCAGCGGGAGTTTTGCTCTTGACCCACTCCTCTTCGGTCATTCCGAAGCCCTTTGCGAACGCCTTTTCCGTTTCGGTGAGGCGAACCCGGCGACCGGAACCGTTCGAACCGCCAACCAGGGTGCCACGACCCTCCAGTTGGGACCGCTTCTCGGCCTCCTCCTTGGCTTTCATGCCCTTCTCGACCAACTTATCGACGTGTTTGCCCCGAATGTAATTGAGACCTTCCTCCCAGGAGCCCGGCTTGGCCTTCGTGGACATCGACATCGGCTGCATGAAGGCGTCGATCTCCTTGCCGAACTCCTGCCAGTCGTCCTTGTTACGATCTATGAAGGCTTGACGGATGATCTTCGCTTGGGTGTCGAGATGCTCATGAAGAACAGGACCCATCCGAGCAGCGAAGTGTCGATCGAGAAGCCCGACGGGATTTTCCTTGAACTCTTGGATGAGCTCTTCTGCCGAGGCGAGCTGCTCGGCCGGCGGGGTGTTCGCGGCTTCGGCATTTTGGCCCATCCTCGATACCAGATCGACCAGGTATCGCTTGGCCTGATCCGCGTCCGCCGCATGTGCGGTGGCCCGAGCCTCGGCCTGTTCGGCCCGCGCCTTTAGCGCGGAGGTATCTTCGGCTGCCGGCTGCGCCGGTTCAGCTGTCGTAGTCGCCGGCGTCGTGTCGTCTGGCATCTTCAGTCTCCACTATTTCGGTTGCCACATCTTGTTTGAGCTCGAGTAACTGATCTATTACTCGTATACCAGCTCGAGTTTCGATAAATTGCTCCCAGTTATCAGACTCCAGGAGCTCCCCCATTGCCGCCTCCCGGAGGGAGCATAGGCGGTCCAGCAGCGCCTGGACCACCGGGCCCTGGAGGGCCTCCCATAGCTCCCGGAGGTCCTTGAATCCCTCCATTTGGTCCTCCTGGCATTCCAGGTTGTTGTTGCGGTGGTTGGAACGACTGCATCAGATCCGGTATATCTACCGGCGGCTGATCGAAGGTCATCATGGTTCGCTTGACAAGCTCAGTGAGCGATTCCATGTATTTGGCGGTATAGTCTTTGACCTGCGGCGGGATCTGTGGATTCGCGAGGAGCATGGCGGCCTGCTGACCGGCTTGCAAGTTTTGAGTTAGCATCTGGAGCAACTGAAGCAAACCAGCTTGCTCGACCTGCTTGTTGATCGTGGCGCTCGAGGCGGTAAGGGAGAAGCCTAGCATGTTTGAGATGATCTCATCGGGCATGTCGAACGCAAACTCAGTCATTGCTCCCTGCGGACCTTGCGTAACATACGAGAGCCCTTTGGGACGGTATTGGTGGTTAAGTTCGAATAGCATTCGACCAATTGCTCCGTAAGACTCACGCATGTCTCTAACATTGAGATCGAATCGTCGATTACCTTCCTGGATGATCGCAAGAGTTCCAGTTGCCGTCGCACGGTCGCCGATAGCTGACGATTCTCGTCCAAGAGAATAATCGCTAATTCCTGAGCGTCTTTCGGCATAGGCCATCACCGAGACTTCGAGCTGTCTCATGCTGTTGTAGACTTCGCCCATCTGCATCACTTTGATGTCAGATTCGGGGTTAGGAGTAGTCAACATTCTGCCAGGCCAGATGCGCGTGTCAGCCTTGACTACTCCTCGCTTTCCGAGGAACCAACGAGTGTTGGCGAGAGTCGCGTTGTCAAGTTGCTGGCAGTGGATCGTAGAGACCTCATCCTGCATGAACTTGAGCTGATCGACGATGCCGTATCCCTCGGACTTCGATCCCCGAAGTTCGACGAAGCGTGTTTTCACATAAGGCACCCCTCCTGTAAAGAGCGGGTTATAGATGCACCTCATGATCGTCTTGGTTGGCCGGTGATATGTGACGACGATGGAAACCGGAGGCTTTCTCGGGCCTTCGAGGGGAAACTGGAGCCACAGTTCGTAAAAGCGATTCAGCTTTACGCGGAACGCGTTCTCATAGTTCTTGGTCTGGTTCAGACGCTCTTGCGGATTCTCCTTGGAATCGATGACGGTCTCGACATCTTTGTAAACTCCGTCGAGGTACTTCATGCGGAGCGTACCATCGGTAGCGTCGATAACCTGGCCCATCCATTCGGCATCAAACGGATTATCTACCCCGACCTGTGTTAGCATCTGGGATATCGGGATGTAGTAGACGTTAGGCTTCTTGGTCGTTATGTCGTAATAGCTGTGGTCTTGCGGGTTCCAAACCCGGCGCGATTGAACGTCCCAGATGATTTTGAGCCACGACCAGCCTAGCTGGACCGTTTCAATAGCGTTAGATTTGACCGCGGTGTACATATCGAATTCCGTTTGCCGGGACCATTCCATCTGGCCCTCAACTGACTTCGAGATGTCGGCCATGCGCGGATTGATAGCACGCACGGACCAAAAGGGCTGTACACCGAAGATAGTGTTAACGATCCTGGCGACAATTGAGTCGACGGTAATTCCGATAGAAGGAATGACGAGGTTAGCTGCGCCGCGCCAGGGGAAGGTCTTGATCTTCGTTTTCGGTTCCGCCTTGTAGAACCTATCACACTCGTCCACCCTATCGAGAAGTTTGTCATTCTCGATTAGAGCCTCCTCGAGTTCCGGATCAATGTACGCTTGTAGGCGCTTGACCTGCTCGGAGGTCAAACTAACGTCGATGCCAGGAGAAGCTTCCATCAGCTCACCCTCCCCAACCAGCGAGGGAATAGGCCGGGGGCGGCCTTTTCTTTGAAGATCAGAGAGGGTGAGTTCATCGAACCTTCGAGGGCCGGGTGATTTTAGGAGTTAGGACCTTGCCAGTCGAGCTGACTGTTGACTTGTACTTGGTAGCCATATGTGGCGCAGCCAGCTTGGCCTTCTTACCTTCGGGCCATCCCTTTCGACCTTTCATATACGGTTTGTCTCCATTGAAGATCTGCAGATGGCTCCAGGACTGGTAACATCGCAGCTTGCCAGCCCTGGAGCAGCACCGAATTCTGACGCTACTTCCCACTTTCCTTGGGGATCTTGACAGGACCCGGCTTACCCTTTCGCTTCTTGCCGACAGCGCCCGCTGGCATCACGAGGCCTTGGCCACCGGAGGTGGCTTCGCTGCCTCGAGGAGCGCCTTGAAGTCGGGCTTATCCTTGGGTGGGTGCTCCATCTTGCCGAGCTTCGCCTCGATCTTCCCGATCGCCTCCGCGAAGTCCTTCGGCGGATCCTCGACCTCGGGGAGCGGGTGGAGCTTCGCGTCGAGTTCCTGAAGCGCCTGTGCGATCAGAATCGGAGCGGGCTGCGGCCGGATCGCGTGAAGCTGATCGCTTGCGTACCGCAGCACTTCATCTGCGGTCGGCGGCGGACCATCGTGCTCTGCTGTCTTCTGCGCTGGTGCTGGCATCGTTCCTCCTATAGTAAGCCCTGCTGCATGAGCAGCCGGGTCGCCATGTCTTCGGGCTTGACGTACTTGCCTTGCTGCCCTGGTTGGTTGACATGCTGCTGGATCATTTGCTGGGCGAGTCGGGAGTTCTGAAGATTGGCCTGCATTCCTCCTACGGAGGATAGAAACTTACCAGCCTTGGCCAAATCGTCCGCCCGAGTGTCCTTCGGTTTGCCGGTCTTCGGATCGATCTCGGCGTTCGGATCTGATTGAGCAACGTCGCTGGTGCCCGAGAGGTAGTGACCGATGGATTGCCAAAGCGAGGGACTAACGCCGCCGGAGGCATCCGTAGGTTGCGCCGGCACGTTCATGCCCGTATCGACGCCGGTCGACATGGGGATCTCGGGCGAGTAGCCAACCCCCTGCTCGATTGGCGTGGTTCCTATCTCACCGGCGCCGCCGAACATGCCGGATATCATACTCATCAGACCTAGGCCCATGACGCACCTCCGACGATAGTGTTAAGCATTTCCTCGTCCATCGTTTGACCGCTGAATGGTTGTTCCTTCTGTAACGGATTAGCGGCCACCTGGGTTAGAGGAGGCTCTGAGGATGGCGGCGAAGCCGTTGCGTACTTCAGGTAGCTGTTAGCAGCACTCATCCGTTGCTGAACGGACTGACTTAGATCCTTAGGACGTTCGACGTACTTACCAAATCGGGCGGCCATGTCGGCGGGACTGCCGCCACTGGCAAGGGCTTTCTTATACATAGCCTTCTCGTCAGTACCGCCATACTTAACGGATTCGCCGGTTCGTTCCATGTGAATCCAGTCGAGCTGCGCTTCGGGGTCTTGCCAGTTAAGACCTTTGTCTTTGGCCATGTTCTTCAGACCTTGAAGCCGCTCGCTGTTCCACTGAAGGAACCCGTAGCTCTTCTCGTTAGCGGCGGAGGACTTGACACCTGGCTTAAAACCGGATTCGACGTGGGCGTTACCGGCCGCGGCGGCCGCTTCCTGAGGAGTCCATCCCCGCTTTACGAGGCCCTGAACGAAGGCTTCAGCACCAGGGTAATCGCCGCCTTTGAGCTTGCCGACCGACATTTTAGGTTCGGCGGCTTGCTCGCCCGTTGATGGCTCGGCAGGCGAAGCCTGATCGGCTGTACCAACGCTTTGACCGCCCTCGAGGGTATCGGGCTTCGATAGAATCGCGTTGATCAGCGCGTTGAAGTCGACTCGGCCGTCACCAGTTGTGGGTGGTGCTTGCGGAGCGTCGTCCTTAGCGAGCCAATCTAAGGGACCGGGCTGCTTAGTACCACCTTTATCTTCGAATAACTGCCGGGCCGTATCGGTCGTGTCGGTGGTTTGCTTCTTATCGGCCGGACCGGCTGACAAAGGTGTACCGCCTTTGGCGGTATCCCAAAGGACCAAGGTGCCATCGGGCTGCTTTAACCACTGTAAGGGCATCTTAGATTCTGTGAGTTTTCAGGATGAATGAAATTTCGTAGGTGCTTACGCGGCGTCAGGATACCGGGCGACAGCAGCATTCGCCCACATGACGGCCTCCTCGATCTTGGTAAAAGCAAGGGACTTTTCGCGGGACTCGGGACAGGCTTCCGAGATGAATTCCGCTAGCTCACGAGCCTTCCGGCGAATTTCTCGGTAGATCGCGATCTGCGCGTCGTCGGGCTCGTGGTACGTGAAGATTCGATCGAACTCCGCGAGTTTACTAGACATTGCTAGACCTCCTGTGTCATCGCGTGGGCCAGGGCATTGGCGAAGAGACCGGCGTATCCCTGGATCATCGACGCGCAATCTAGTCCGTTGACGATCTTTCTGGCGTTGTAGAAGTCGGTCGTGTCCGATGATGGATCCGTACAAGTGATATATTTCGGGAGTCCAACTCCAGTGAAATCTCCATCGTACATTCCACCAAAGAGGATTTGAAGGGCGATACTTGGATCCATCGCAAGATCTGCGTCTTTGACGAGTTGTCCGTTGAGACCGAGCTTATTGTCTTGCTTCTGGTAATTGTCTTTCCACGTGAGCTGAACGAAACCACGACCGTAATAGGTTTGGCCTGTGGTGGGATCGGGGACTCCATAGGGCTTGCCCTTGCCCTTCCCGTACTCAGCGATGGGCTGCATGGTTTGAGCGGTTTCGTGGAACGTCGTGGCCAGGATATAGGCAAGGTGTCTGTCGTCCGTCCCGTCGCCCTCGGCGTAGTCGAGAATATAGTTTAGCCCATCGACCTGGCCCTGGTTCAGGGAGCCGCCGAACAAGGATCCTCTAACGGAGTCGAAGAAGTATTTACGCTGAATCGTCATGATACCACGACGTGATGACCGGGTAGTAGCCCGAAGAATGTGAGAACCCAGAGAAGGGCTACCAAGATGATGACAACTCGAATGATGTTCTTGATTGTCGGATCAAGCGGGATCAGTGATTCGATAGCCCACAGGGCCACACCGATGATGACTAGAACCACAATGAGTTGGATTAGATCCATCGCTTTACCCCCCACACAGGACGGTCAGAACTACCTCGAGATTACTGTTGAGAGAGAACCGTTGGATCACCGTGGAATGCATACGCCACCCGGTCTCGTCTACCGGACCCGAGTCTAGCATATGAACCTTCGTTACGTCGCTCGGGTCCGTTATGGTATTCGACACACCCCCAGATATAACTACCTGCCCTGGATCGCATGTTAACGCCAAGTCGACTACGGTGCCCGCAGCAGGCCGGATGATCACACCTGTCGTAGCGGTCTTGACGATCGTTGAACCTAGTATCGAGCCCGTCGGACCTATCGAACCTGTAGGCCCCGGAATTCCAGTAGGACCAATAGGGCCAGGATTCCCCCCAGGACCAGTATTGCCAAGAGGGCCAGGAGGTCCAGCGGTCCCTTGGGCTCCAGGAAGACCCATAGGTCCTTGAGCTCCTGGCGGGCCC